TGAAATTCTTACTGCCTCTTGAATCTTTTTCATGCTTGTACCTGCTGGCTGTATGCCTTGGGCGCGAGCATCTCTATATGCTGAAAGTTCTTTGTCCCATTTCTTGGTGGATGTCTGCAGGTTAGAGTTAGCATCTCCTGTGTTCATTACAAGAGTTCCTAACTTGCAACCAAAGCAACCTTCCACGAACTCTGGATGAGTCTGTTTTTGATGTAGGTTCATGCTGGTGTTATGTACGCTCCGTAGCCTTGAGCGGTTAACTCATCGGCTGTCTGTTGGGTAATTAAAGTTGTTGTTCCACCTAAGTAGAACTCCTCAGCCTGGTCTACTTGCACTTGGCTTGGGTATCTGAACGAGGAATACACGCCGTTTAAACGCAACACTGAGATACCACGGGCTATTGCATAGCGAGCAAAGAGGATGTTATCTCCTGCTGGTGTTTCATCTACCGTAGGGGTAGTGAAGTTATACATTGACATTAAGCCTCCTAATGGACTCACCCCGAAGGGATAGACTTTTCAAATATGCCTATCCCTCAGAGTCAATCAACTACAGAGCAGCGATTGAAGAACCAGTTTCAATGCGGTATAGCGCCTCTTGACGGTAGATGCTCCATCCGAGAACACCGTACCAACCGATTGGGCGGAAACGCATCAACTTATCAGTTACTGGTCCGATAATTACATTTGGCTCTTGTGCAACTGCCTCAGCCAATGCCTGCTTTCCAGCAAGGATTGTTGAGAATACGCGAGTTACAGGAGTTACTGTTACAACTGTAGATACAGTTACAGCAGCAGTATTAGCGGTATCAACAGTAAATGTGGTTGTTGAACCTGATGTGGTGATTGCAGTAATCTTGGCACCTGAAGCGATACCAGTTCCTGCAACCTTGTCGCCTACCTCTGCGCGAGAAGCGATTACAGATGTTGAAGCAACACCGAAGGTGAAGCCTGCAGAAGTTCCAGCAACAGTTACGGCAGTAGTTGCCAATGCTGTCTGGTCTGCACCTGACTTAGCAGAGTACATGCGTGGGTTCTCAATGTAGAACGCACCTTCGTATGTTCCGATTGAGCCAGCAAATAGGTTGCCAAGAGAAGCATCTGTGTGTAGGTGAGATTCACGCCAACCGACAGAGCCTGTTTCGGCACGGAGGTCGTGTGATACTTCTGGGTGGATACCAACCCAGTATAGGCTTCCAGCGCGTGGAACAGCCTTGTTTGAGCGCAACTTAGCAACAGCCTTGCGTAGGTCAGCAGAATCAATAGTGTCTGATGCTGTGATTGTAGCAGTGGATGTGCGTGTTCCGCCGTAGATAACATTGGTACCCTGGACAAGGACATTTTGTGCCACTGTGTCTAGTGAGTCAGCCATGTTGTAAGCGATGATGTCTGCTACTGCAGGGTCAACATCGGATAGTGAGAACAACTGTAGTTTACGAGTTACAAGTGATGCATTGCCGTACTCGCCAAGTGTGACGGAAACGGTATCAACATCAGATAGTGCAACTGCATCAACATCAGTAGTTTCTGCAAGTGTAGCGGTTGCAGGTGTCAAATCGTTGTAGAGTGAGAATACAACGGATGACCCTGGCATTGCCTGCTGTGCAGGCTTCTTATCGGCAACAGCACGAATCATTGGCTGAGCGCGAAGGGCAAATTCAACATAACGGTCATACGCTGTCTTGACTAGACCAGCGAGCGCCGAGGTGTCTGTATATGCCATGTGGGTTCACCTCCTGGTGATTGGTTGATGTATGGGTTATTTATTGCAATCCAAGGAGTGCATCTAAGTCCTCACGAGATTTGGCTGAAGCAATCTTTGCAAACGCATCTTCGTCAATATCTGGCGCAGAGCCAGTGGCGACCATGTTGTTGATTCTTGCTTGTGCCAAAACTTCTGGACTTTTTTGTGCGGGCTTTTCCTCAGATGGAGTCTGGATACCGAAAACATCGCCGTATTCAGTTACCCACTGATTGATTGCTTCCTCAGAAGTATCAATATCTTGTGGGATAAATGCGGCAATCTTTGGGTTTAATCCCTTAGCCTGTAGCACATCCTTGACAGTACGCTGACGAGTCTGACTTTTCAGACCGTCTAACTCCTGTTCTAGTTCTTTTGCACGCTTTTCAAGCGCACGATTTACTTTACGGAGTTGTCCGACAACATCAGTTGTTGTGTCGTCATCTTCGTCATCGTAGTAATTGGTAGCCATCTACCTATCTCCCTTTTGTTAGTTGTATTCGCAATCCACAATGAGGTTCGGGGAAACCAAATTGGCTATTGCTGCCAGACTTATACACCCCCCTGGGCTGGTCGGTCAGGGTGGGGATTCTTTATATTCCTATATTGGCTGTCTGTAATGAACTAGCAGTTACGCCACTGCGACCAGCAAATCGTGAAACTTCACGCTCTGCTCTACGCTGTGAGGCTAGTCCTGCTTGTATGTCATCTCCGACAACTGCACTTACTGCTTCAAGGTCTGAGTAAGGCTGGCTTTCAATGTTAGCCAAACGGCGTTGTGCATTAGCAAATTGGCGAGCGCGGCTAAACTCATTAACAATCTGAGCGTAGTTGGATTCTCCAACTGCTCCAATTAAGCCAGTTGCAAACTCAGCACTTACTAAGTCCTTAGCAAAACCTGCTCTTGTAGAAGCAGCACCAATCTCAGAGATTCGTACCTGCTTCTTGATAATATCCATACCAGCCTTTGGATTTAGAAGGTATGCAATAACTGAACCTTCATCAGCCTCTGGATAAAATGTCTTAAACGCACCCATAACATCTGGGTTTTCCTTGACTCTTGTAGCAGCCAAGTTGACTCGCTCCTCAAACTCACGAGGGGAAACCTCATTGGCTATATATACACCTAGATTTGAACGGCTACCAAGGGTTGCTGTATCTAATCCATAGGCTCTCAAAGTCTGCAAGTAGCCCTTTTCATTGGAAATATAAGTGGCTTCATTGATGGCTCGCCCTGCCTTGCGCAAGGCTTCCATGCCAGGAAAGCGCTCTTTGTAGGCTTTTGTTCCAGGAAGTTCTAGTTTTATCTGAGCCATTGTGTAATCTTTTTGAATCATGGAATCTAATTCAGCAATAATTCCATCTGACTCAGTAAAGCCAAGGCTTAACAATGTATCTTTAAACTCTGTTGAAGCAGCCTTGCGTGCATTTTTTTCAATTTGCTCAAGAGTTAATACATTTTTTTGTGCTTCTTCCATTGCTTTTAATTGCGCTGTAAGAGCATCAAGTGCTGCTTTAATGGCAGGGTCTGTTCCAGTTACAACAGTTTGGCTTGTGTTAGGGCTAGTAACTTCTTTGCCATCTTTGTAGTTCTTGCCTAGGTAAGTTCCTGTGAAAACTCCACCATTTTTAAGTAGGGTTCCATCTGGACCAAATGTGTAAGTATCGCCACCAGCACCATCATTACCAGGTTCTTCACTGGTGGTTTGTGCTACACCATTGACATAGTTCTTGCCGTTGTATGTTCCAGTAAATGGCAAGCCGTTATTGGTTAAAGTTCCATCAGGACCAAATTCAAAGCCTTTTCCTCCAGGAGGAGGAGGTGGAGTCTTTTTTACCCAACCGTTATTATCATCCCAGTCATATTCGCCATCTACAGGCTTAGTTGGTTGTACCCATCTCTTGCCATCTGCTGACAATATCCAAGCCTTGCCTGGTTGCTCTCCAGGACCACCATCACCACCAGCACCACCATCACCACCATCGGTGCCGTCAGTGGTTCCACCTGTACTTGTATTAGTAGCAGTAACTGTGCCAACTGGCTGAAGGGTAGAAAGAATATCAAGGTTTCCAAGTGCCGCAGCAAGCGCTGCTGCGCCTTCTTGCTCTTGTGTATTCATGGCTGCTAGAGCAGCGTTAACCTGTGCAAGTTGTTCAGGTGTTAAATTGGCAGTTCCCATAACAGGAGCAGGATTCTCTGCTGCTTTAATTTGTGCTGCAATAGAGGCAGCGCCAATGGCACCAGACTCTCCTGCTGCTGTAGCGCTAGGAGAAATCTGTGCTGCTTGTTCAGCAGTAAGTTTTGTTTTTCCTGTAACGCCCATTGCTTTTAATTTTGCTTGTTCATCAACAGTTGTTGCAGCAGTAGTTGTTCCAGCAGCGGCAGCATCGGCTGCTTCTTTGGCGCGAACAGATGCAACAGTTGCTTTTTCAGGGGCATCAGGTGATTGTTCCCAAGGAACTCTATCTTCCTGTGGGAATCGTGATTGTATTCTTGCCCACTCTGCGCGAGTATATTTCTTAGCCATTGTTACCCCTGGAATCCAAACATCTTGGCAACATCAAGTGCCAT